CGTTTGAAACAGGCATATGAGTCCGGGGATGCTGAAAAGATTACTGACGCGCAGGAGGCACTGACTGAAGCCAAACTGCGTATTAAGCAATACGAGAATTTCCGCCCCTCTTTACAAGAAGAGGTTTCAGGAGTACAAGCAAACCAACAGTTTCAAGTGCCCCCGGCATCTCAACCCGTTATCGACCCAAAAGCCGAAGCGTGGAAAGAGAAAAATTCGTGGTTTGGCACCGACGAGGAAATGACCGCCCTCGCTTTGGGACTGCATGAAAAACTGGTCCGGTCTGGAGTCGATCCGCGTAGCGACGATTATTACGACCGAGTTAACGCGACGATGAGGAAGCGTTTTCCGGATTACTTCAACGAAGAAGTAGAGGAGAAGCCGACTCAAACGAGGGAGGCTGAGAAGCCCGCTCGCACAAAACCAGCCAATGTAGTGGCTCCGGTTACGCGGGGAACCGCGCCGCGTCAGGTCCGCCTGACACCGACTCAAGTTGCTATCGCCAAGAAATTGGGTCTGAGCAACGAACAGTACGCACGCGAAGTATTTAAACTGGAGGCTAACTAAAATGGCTGAGAATAGACTCGCACGTGAACTCGAAAATCGGGAATCCGCGCAGCGCAATAAAGTATGGACCCCACCTCAGACGCTACCGGCACCAAATCCGCAGCCGGGTTGGGTCTTTCGATACATCCGGATCAGTACGCTGGGTCAAGCTGACCCACAAAATACTTCCGCAAAGTTCCGTGAAGGTTGGGAACCTGTAAAGGTCGAAGACCATCCGGAGTTGATGCACCACACCGACCCGAGTTCCAAATTTAAAGGGAATATCGAAATCGGTGGTTTGTTGTTGTGTAAGGCACCGGAAGAGCTAATGAAGCAGCGTGACGATTATTACGCCGCGCAAGCCAAGGCTCAAATCCAGTCCGTAGACAACAGCTTTATGAGGCTGAACGACGAGCGTATGCCCCTCTTCAGTGAGAAGAAGACAGCGGTCTCGTTTGGCAAGGGTAAATAAATTCATTTTTGGAGTAATTCATGGCATATCCTACTGTTGACAAGCCGTATGGCTTGAAGCCGATCAATCTGATCGGCGGGCAGGTGTTTGCCGGGGCCACGCGCCAGCGTCGTATTAATTCCGGTGCAGCTAGCATCGGTTACGGCGACCCGGTTCAGTTGACCTCAAGCGGCACCATCACGGTTTCAACCACCACGGACACCCCTCCGACCGCAGGTTTTGCGGGTGTGTTTTTGGGTTGCAACTATGTGTCTTCTGTGACGGGTCAGCCGACCTACTCGCAGGCTTGGATTTCGGGCACGGCGGTGAAGTCGGGCACGTACGTCAATGCGTACGTGGCTGATGATCCGAACACCCTGTTCAAGGTTGTGGGCGTGACGGCTTCGCTGGTGGTTTCGACCACTGGCGGCTTCACGTACGAAGATGTCGGTGCCAACGTTGAGTTGGTGGCTAATACGCTGAATACGGTAACCAACGACTCGCAGCAGGGCGTAAAAACCGGCTCTGTGGCGACGACTCGTTCGCTGCCGATGCGTATCGTTGATGTCGTCGAAGACACGGCGTTTGTTTCAAGCGGTACTACCTACTATCCCGAAGTCATTGTGAAATTCAATGCTCCGTACATTACGGATACTTCGTTGGTCGTGGGTGGTCACGCTTACAACAACCCGCTCGGCGTTTAATAGGGGAGTTCTAAGAAATGGCTATTTCACGTGCACAATTACTCAAGGAACTCCTTCCGGGTTTGAACGCCCTGTTCGGCCTTGAGTACAAGACCTACCAAGAAGAGCACAAGGAGATCTACGAAACTGAGACCTCCGAGCGTTCTTTTGAAGAGGAGACCAAGCTTTCTGGTTTCAGCGCCGCTCCGGTGAAGGCCGAAGGTGCTGCGATTGCGTATGACAACGCACAGGAAGCGTGGACTGCTCGCTACAGCCACGAGACGATTGCTCTCGGCTTCTCCATCACGGAAGAAGCGGTTGAAGACAACCTGTACGATTCGCTGTCCAAGCGATACACCAAGGCGCTCGCCCGAGCGATGGCGTACACGAAGCAGGTCAAGGCGGCTTCTGTTCTGAACAATGGTTTCTCGTCGGCTTACCCCGGCGGTGACGGCCAGCCCCTGTTCAGCGCAGTTCACCCGCTCGTTTCTGGTGGTACCAACAGCAACCGTCTGACGGCCTCGGATCTCAACGAAACTTCGTTGGAAGCTGCGGTGATTCAGATTGCTGCGTGGACCGACGAGCGTGGCCTCCTCATTGCTGCGAAGCCCGGTAAGCTCATCGTGCCCCCGAGCCTGATGTTCACTGCCAAGCGTCTTCTCGACACGGAACTCCGTGTTGCGACCGCTGACAACGACATCAACGCTCTGAAGGCGATGGGTTCGATTCCGGGTGGCTACACGGTCAACCACTTCCTGACGGACGCGAATGCTTGGTTCCTTACGACCGACGTTCCGAACGGCATGAAGCACTTTGTCCGTACGCCGCTGCAGAACTCAATGGATGGAGACTTCGACACCGGAAATGTCCGGTACAAGTCCCGTGAGCGCTACAGCTTTGGGTGGTCGGACCCATTGGGTATGTTCGCTTCGCCGGGTTCGTCCTGATAAATCAAGCACTTGCTGCTTGGGAAGGGGGCTTCGGCCCCCTTCTTTTTTGTTCTTGCATTATTGGTTTGGGTTAAGTATCGTTACCTGTGTCGTAACTCATAGGTAGCGTATGGACACTTCAACACTTCCCAAATCCCGAGCCGAAGCTAAGGTAATAGGCACTAGGTACTATTTCACCGGAGAGCCGTGTAAGTACGGCCACGTTGCCCCACGCAAAACCAAGGGTTCCTGCGTCGAATGCCTGAAGGTCGAATGGGACCAAGCCAATATCAAACGGGCTGAGTATTTCAAACAATACAACCAATCTGAGGCAGGGAAGGAGGCCAAACGGGAGTATTACGAGCGTAATCGGGAAATTGTTATAGCCCGTGCAAACGCACGACCACTTTCAGAAAAACGTGTAGGTCAGAAAGCATGGAAAGAACGCAATCTACTCTGGGTACGTGCAGATACAAAAAATCGCCGCCGTAAGCATCGACAGGCCACACCCCCGTGGCTTACTCGCGCCCAGAAATCTGAGATGCGGGAGCTATATAAAATCGCCATAACAATGACGAAGACCACGGGAGAGAAATACGTCGTTGACCACATCGTTCCCCTTCGGTCTGAACTTGTTTGCGGACTACACGTGCCTTGGAATCTGCGTGTAATTACGCAGGAAGAAAATCTGAAAAAGTCCAATCAACTCGTTGACTCCCCCACCGCCTAGGCGTATACCGAATTGCTCCTGTGAGAGATCTTGGGGGCTGCAAGTTGGCTAGGCTTGTAGCCCCTCTTTTTTAGTGGTATACAGTTCTCATCGGGAAAAATTCGCACATCAGACAGCCCCGACTGACGACATGCAGGCTGGTGTGCATTACTCGCATGTGAGGTATTTGCAATGGGTACTACTACTTTTTCCGGCCCGGTCGTTTCTCAGAATGGTTTTGTGGGCGCAGTTGATTCTGCTTCTGCCACGATTACTAATCTGACCTGCACGACCTTGACGATTGGCAGCACTAAGCTGGTGACCGGCTCGGTCTCGGGCACGGTGGCTGATCAGGTCGGTCGCATCCCGGTCGTTATCGGCAGCACGACGCTTTACATCGGCCTGTACTCCAGCCTGACTCCGTAATCTACCGGGGGGCACTAAGCCCCCTTCACTCATTACAGGAGAACAGGCATGTCGATGCAATTTGATGTTTGGGCGGTTAATCCTAACCAGTCCAATGCTACGTTTTTTGCCACGAACGTCACTGCTTCCGGTACGGTCACGCTGGCGAACACCCAGATTGGCAATAACGGCACGGGGTACAAAGTCGCGGTAGCTTCCGCTGCGGACGACGATAGCCTCACCATCACAATCACGGGCATTCCGGTAGGCCGGTTGGATGGCGGTACGGTCACAGAGTCCTTCTTGGGAGCGAGTGCGGCGATATCGTACTCCGCCAATTACTACAACACCGTCACGGCAATCTCGCTGGATAAGGTTCCGGCGGGGTCTCTGGCGATTGGGTTTGGCGGTGATTTGGCGCTGCCTCGCACTCGCATCAAGTCGGTGTACTTCGTTGCAGGCGGTACCTCGGGCAACATTACTTTTATCTCGCAGGCGTCAAGCACCACGATTCTGAGTCTGGTCACGCCTTCGGCCACGTTGTCGAGCGTAGCGTTTGTGCCGCCGGATGGCATCTTGACCACCAAGAACACCCTGAATGATTTCTGCGTTGTGACGACCTCCAATGTGGGTGGCGTTACGATTTTCTGCGGGTGACACATGGCCAAAACCCCTGCGTGGCAACGTGCTGAAGGCAAGAACCCCAAAGGCGGTTTGAACGCCAAAGGCAGAGCGTCCTACAACCGTGCCAATCCCGGCAAACCGGGCCTCAAGGCTCCACAGCCTGAAGGCGGGCCTCGTAAGAAATCATTCTGTGCGCGAATGTCTGGAATGAAGAAAAAGCTCACGAGCGCCAAGACCGCCAACGACCCCAACTCCCGTATCAATAAATCGCTTCGCGCATGGAAGTGCTGAGATGGAAATGGTCGTTTGGAATATGGTTCTCACGGGAATCGTGGCGCTTTTGGGCTTTGTCTTGAAAGAGAAGTTTGAAGAATTGAAACGCCTCGGGATTTTGCTCAACAAAACCCGTGAAGAAGTGGCGCGTGATCACGTGACTCGTTCGGAAGTTCGTGCAGACAATGAACAGTTGATGGCTCGGCTCGACAGGCTGGAGCAGAAAATCGACAGGCTGGTGGAAAATGCCAAGTAAATCCGGCAAACAACATCGTCTCATGGCCTTGGTTGCTAACGACCCGAAAGCTGCCAAGCGATTGGGTATCCCTACAAAAGTGGGGAAAGAGTACGTCAAGGCCGACAAAGGCCGCAAATTTAGGAGTAAATCGAAATGAAGCACAAGATGAAGATGGAAAAGAAAATGGCTGGTGGTGGCATGTCCTATTCCAAGGGCGGCAAAACCGGTGGTTCCTATCGCAAGGCTGCTGATGGCATTGCTCACAAGGGCAAAACCAAGGGCAAGATGGTCAGAATGCGTATGGGCGGTGAGTGCTAATGAAACGGTATGCACAAGGCGGCATGTCGGCAGATACCGAAGCCGATCTCCAAGCCCTCAAAACGCTTCAGCAGCCTGATACTCCCACGTTCAGCCGTGGTCCAAAGCGCCGTTTCCGCCGTGGCAAAGTAAAGCGTTATGAAGATGAGCGTGGCGAGCATATGCCTTATGCCAAGCCGATGAGAAAAGGTGGCTCCGTAAAATCTTCTGCATCGCGTCGTGCTGATGGCTGCGCTGTGAAGGGCAAGACCCGAGGTAAGTTTGTATGAAACGTATGCGCAAGTTTGGCCCGAAATACGGGTTTAAAAAGTTTGAGGAAGGCGGACCTACAAACTATGCCGAGTCCGGTAGTGCAGGCGGTACCAATATCAATTTTAAAGAAGCTTTCCGTGCTGCACGTAAGCAGGGACTAGAAACGTTCACGTGGCGCGGCAAAAAGTACACGACTGAACTTGCTTCAGATAAAAGTAAAAAGTCTGAAGAAAAGAAAGAAGAAGCTCCTGTTAATTTCGCTACTCAGGGACGGAATCCTACGGTTGATTTCGCCAAAGAAGGGCGTGTAAAGCCAAAACCTCCGGAAGTTGGTGAGCCGACCCAAGCCATGCGTGACGAAGCGCGTTATAAGGTTAGGAGTCAGAAAGCTCCCGGCAGACCGGGAGGTAGTCGGCCTAGAATGCCGGAAGACGTATACAGTGCTTTGCGTAAAAATCCTACAGCAGGAATGCGT